GCAATTTGGCGGTGTTGTAGACGGAACTGATGTTTCGACATTTGAGAATCACGCAGAAAACCGCGCCAAGCTCTCCACCTACTTGCAGAGCCATAGACGCACAGCAAAGGTGTCGCCCTTGTCTCAGGAAGTCTCTAACGTGGCTGGCTTGAAAGGTGGGGAAATGTCGGAAGCAATCGCCAAGAAATTGGAAGAGATTGGCCGAGACATTGAAATGACATGCCTTTCTGATCAAGAGCACCAGCTTGATGATGGGGCAGAGAATCCTTATCTAGGGCGAGCTCTTGGTATCTGGGTTCGGGATACCACTAATATTGCGGGCCAAACATCGCTTGAGGTTCCAGAAGCCTACCGACCGTCGGCAGCTCAGATCGTAACTTCTGCGGTAGGGAGTATTACAGAGGATGACTTCCAGTCGATCCTTCAAGCAATCTACGATCAAACTGGAATGTCTGGTTCTTACGCGCTTATTGCTGGCTCAGATCTTCGTCGGCAAGTAACCGACATGACCCGCTTTGAACAGTTCGCTAGCACTAACACACCCAAATCTAGCCGGTCATTTAACTACGATGGCTCTGGAACCCGAGTGGACAACACTGTCAGCGTATATCATGGCGATTACGGAACTATTGAGGTGATCAGCTCCAACTTTATTGGAGGCAATCCTTCAGCGGCTACCTTTGCACCTGACAAAGGTCGCGGCTACCTGCTTGATATGAGCAAGATTGAGTTGGCTTCCCAAAAGAACCCAACCGTCAAGTCCCTTCCTGATCTTGGTGGTGGTGAGCGTGCTTACATTGAGGCTCGTTGCGCTCTGCGCGTGCTTAACCCGATTGGATTGGGGCAGTTCAACAGCAGCCTAACATAATCAAGGAGCAACTGAATCATGGCATTTAAACCAAGCAAACTAGGATACGAAGCCCAGGCAAAAACTGGCTTCACGCATCAGGTTGTAATCGATCACAACGACTTCACGGCAACGGGCAATACGCAGAGCTTTACGCTTAGCGTTCCTGCTGGCATGGCGGTTGGAAAGGCGTTTCATCGCCTTGTGTCAGACTTCGATAGCTCTGATGCAACGCTAACGTCTCTCACCTACATTGTGGGGGATGGCGGGTCTACTAATCGATTCCTGACCTCAACGCAAGTATGCGTCGACGGCACAGAGGTTGATTACAAGGCTGGCGCTTTGAGTGATTACTACGTCTACACAGTAGCCGATACAATCGACATTGCATTCACAGCAACTACAGGAAAAGACATCAGCACGCTTAACGCAGGCAAGCTGGTTCTCTTCCTTCAGATGTTCGACTCAAAAGAGTTGGCATAAATTACCAAAACAGCCCTGCCCTGGGTTGTGGAGGTTCCCTGGAAAGGTGGGGGCATTCGCAGGCCCCCACCAATCACTTTATGGATCAAGTCTTAGAAGAAATAGCATCGAAACGAGCACGACGCCATTACTCCAGCTACGAGCAGAGAGAGGCAAGAGCTCGCGCAGAACAGCAAGAAATTGCTAAAGGCAATCAACGCACCCGTAGCGTTAAAGGCTTGGGGCAGCTCCAGTATGAGATTCCAGCCAGCGTGGCTAAGGAATGGATGCATCAGGAGCATAAAGATGTGCTAAGAGATCCTGACTTTATCAAATACCAGAAACGTAAAAACCCGGATCTGTTCGCTCGCCATGAGAAGGCGGAAAACAGGGTTGGATACGGCGATTAGTGAAGACCGTCTCTTACAGCTTAATCTATGACAATGTTCTCAACCTGTGCGGCATTGAGTCCAACCTTGAAGGCGTTAACCAGGTTGCACCGGGTCGGGTGCAATGGAAGCTGATAAGAGACTTCATTAACAACCGCCTCAAGCTTGGGTGGGATTCTGCCAGGTGGCCAGATCTTTGCGCTACTGAGAGCAGGACAATTACTCGCACTGGAGGGGTTGAGGGAAACTACATCGCCCTAGACCAGCCTGGGCAGACTGAAATTGCAACAGTTTTTGAGGTTCGCAATAAGAACCCTAAGACAGCATCTGACAGCTTAAGAGTTGAATACTACTTGTCAGAAAACGGAATTCAGCTGGATACGGCACTAACCGCAGCATGGGTTTACTACCGCAAACACCATCCAAGGCTGACGGGGAGCCTTTACAGTAAGGCGACAGGGACCAATTACGCCGTAGGTGATCAGGCTTACGATAATACTCTAGGCGATTTCTACACAGCATCAGAGGCGATTACTGGCGATGGGGTCACAGACAACAGCCCTAGCGCAGCACCTGCAAAATGGAGCATTGTTGAAATCCCAGATTACTTGCGGAACTACCTAATCCGAGGAGCTTACGCCGACTATTTACGCCATGATAATCAGATGGATAAGTCGCACCCAGCCGAGAGGGACGCTCAGGCAACTCTGGAGCATGAGGTAAACCAGATAGAAACAATACAAGGCCAGAACGTCAGGTTCGAAGTCAACGGAGGATATTAGATGCCAGGACAAACGATACACGGGAAAATCGCAGGTGAGCTAGGGTCGAAGGCTATGGAGATTGGCTCGCACGGCGATGCCTTTCCTGAGCCTAAAGACTTTCTCTCGTCTGGGGACACTACATACACAGGAGACATCAAATACCTTTACGGTCACGGAACCGGGGGCACTACCTGCACAATCAACTTTAAAGCGGCTGGCATCGGGCTGCAAACAGGGGTTCAGGTCATTGGAATCTACCCCTGCAACGCCTCCTCTGTTACCTGGACATCGGGCGGTGACTTGACGGTTTACTAGATGATTTTTACCAGGACTCCACTTTTATCAACTCCCACGCTCGGAGACTCCCTCCCAGCGTCTGACGAGCAGGATTATTGGGTGGATCACCTGGGGAGCATTGTGGTAACTGACACAGGCCAGCAAACCATCACAAGCAACATTATTTTTTACTGGGCGGATCATGAAGGCAACACAGTCATCGATCACCTAGGTAACCCTACTTCACTTTATCACGTAAGATGAGCGGAACAAGATTAAGCAATTGGCCCACCACAACTACCACAACGGCTGCTGACGACTATCTAGGGCTAGACGGGCCAACAGAGAACTCCCGCAGGATTCTTGCGGATTCCTTGAAGACTGACTTTGCAACCGATTACGTTGCCGGTCCCACAACCTTCAAGCTGGTTCCTCTTAACGGGTCAAACAAGATTGACGCAACCTATCTGCCAGCATCTGGGGACACGCCCAAAGGTGATTGGTTAGCCAATAATACAGCCCCAGTGCTTTCAGACGGGACGGGCACGGCAGGTGATTACTACGACGTAACTGACTCCAACAGTGGCACTATTGCTGATGGTGCCGGAACGCTCGCTATTGATGGTGATTCTGTAGCTGTTGGTGATCGGATCAAATATGATGGTGCCAACTGGTATATTGTTCCGCAGGTTGCAAACGTCTTAGACGGGGATGCCACAGCCGCAGCTGGCAGGACTACATTAGATATCCTTTCAAAGGGCGAGGTCAACGACCGCGTCAACGCAAGACAGCCAGTGAAAGGCGTTTGGCTTGATGGCAATGACAAGCTTGACTGCCCCAACAACGCTGTAACTGACTTTGGCACTGGCGATGTTACTATTTGTGCTCTTGTAAAAGTGCCTGATACGCTGTCTAGCACCAACACTTTGTTAAGCACGCGCTCCTCTGGAGTGGGCCTGCAATTTGGTGTTCGCTCGTCGGGAGCCCCCTTGTTCATTATTGAAGATTCTTCGGGGTCGACGACCTCTACCGATGACGGCGGCGACCTGTCGGGGAGATGGTGCCACATGGCTGTTGTTGTGGACCGGAGCGGAACGGCGACGCGGCTAGTTGACGGCGTGGCTGTCGGGACCGCTGACAGTGTTTCCGCTCGCGCATTAACCATTACCAACGCGAATGGATTGCGGATTGGTCACAATAATTCTGACTTTTATTGGAACGATGGGGCGATAGCTGATCTTAAAGTGTTCACTTCAGCCTTAACCGTTGCGCAGGTGCTTGAAATGTCCAAGAACGGCAACCAGGCGACTCCTTTAGGGCTGACCCCGGTGGTTGATTTTCGGGGTGAAAATGTCCAGTCAGATGGGGATTGGTTAGACGCAAGCTCCAACGAGCTTAACGCGACCTCGACCGGGGCTACCCCCTTGTATTCTAAGCCTCAAGTTAGCGGGACTTTTACCCCGGTTATTAATTTCGCAACCGACAATACAGGTGTTGTTCACAGCGTCCAGGCTGGGAGATGGAACAAGATCAGCGAAAAGCTAGTATTGGTTTCGATTGAAGTCCGGCTATCGGCTCTAGGGTCCGCAAGTGGGAACATCAGCATAACTGGGCTGCCTTTCACATCGGTGTCCACAGGGCACAACCCAGGGTCGGTAGCTGTCTTAGGGGACCACTTGACGGGGCTGACTGGAGCTCTGTGCGGGCTAGTTCTTGATAACAGTACGGCGCTCAATATTTACCAAAGCTCATCTACGGGCGTATCCATCTTAACACATGCGGCAATGACTAATACCGCATACTTTGATCTGCAATTTGTTTACGAAATCGCATAAGCACTATGGCACAACTAAAAACAGAATACGTTCTAAGCCTCCTGGACAGCGCGGAGTCTCAGGCAAACAACCGGTCGGCAGCAAACGATCTATCGAAGGCGTTTGAGCCGCTGCGGAAACGCATGAACGCCAAGATCGTTCTAGGCGAGAACCCGACAGCGAGCAAGGCCCCGGCAGTAATCGCTTCCTTGCGTGCTGCCGTAGCCGCTCACAACGCAAAGGTTCAGATCACACTACCAGACGACGCGGCCATTCTGGCAAGTCTCGCGGCGGCAGACGACGCTACCCCGACCGAACTTTAGCCTATGAAAAGCAGATTGCTTTCAATATTCGATTTGCTCGCCGTGATGGCTTGCGCCTTGGTGCTTCTAATAGCGTCGGGATGCGGCGCCGGAACAAGTATTGCACTAAATAAAACTACCGAGACACTGGATGCTTCAGGTGCTGTTGTGGGCAGGTCAACCGAGACCGTTGAGCGCAAGTCACGGGCAATCAATACCAAGGTTGAACTCAAGGACTTGCAATCAACAGTTAGCTATGGCGGAACCAACGGCCTTGCAAGTGGCCTGTCTGCTGGTGACGTATCAGCGAAACCAGAGACGGCAGCGATCGGGGCATTCCAGCAAGGGCTAGGGATGGCAGCGGCATTCTACGGTGTAAGAGAAGGCGGCAGCGAGAGTGCTGATACTTACCTGCCGATAATCCTTGAATTGATCCGAGGCAAAGACAGCGATCCGACACCTGTCCCTAGCGATCTCCAAGCAAAGATGGACGAGCTTAACGCTAAGCTTGCCGACATAGAAGCGATTGCTGAGGCATTAGAAGCCGAGAGGCAGGAATAGCAAAACCTTTACAGCGGCCTACGAAAGATCACACGGGCCTGCTCAATGTTAATACTTTTCCGGGTGATCTTCGGCTGGCCATTGCGCCTGTAAACATGTCAGAACATGGAATTCTTTCTCATCGCGGGGGCTTCCCCTGTGGATGACCTCAACACTGTTACTAAAGTATTTTCTGCGGCTCTGACTACGCTTGTAGCTGCTGTGTCTTGGATGGGGAGAGCCTTTTGGCGCAAAGCCAATGACACAGAGGCGAATCTCGTTAAGAGGTGGGAGGCTAGCGAGCAGAAAAGAGAGCAGGAGAACGCTAAGGTCTTAGAGCTTAGTAAGGAAGTTGGGACACTGAAGGGGCATGTTGACGGATACAACGAAGCAAAGAAGAGCATGGAGACCCTACATTCAGAAGTATTACATCACGTAGTGTCACTTGGCGGGAAGGATGGCCAGTGACATTTTATCGGTTCTTTGAGCAGATCTCATTAGCCACCTCGGTGACTGCGGTAGCCATGTCTATGATGGTTGTTTACCTGTGGGGTGGGCAAGCATGGAGGGCTTTAGGTAAGCGGGAGAAGTCTAGCCAAGACCTGTTTATTCTTGGGGTGTCGTTTGGGTTTTTAGCGGGCGCTCTTGACTCCGTTTACTGGATGATTCCGTGGACACTGGACTATATCCACTACCCAGAGGTTACCCCGTTTTGGAGGGCTGGAGTCTACTTCAACGTATTATTCAGGCAGTTTGGCGACATACTTGCAGCGATGCTGCACATTTACAGCTTTGCGCTCTTTGCCAGGGCGGCAGGCATTCCAAGTAATGCGGCCCCCGTCATGAAGAAGCTTCTTCTGTGGAGCTTGGTTATTGGGTGTGTGTTTGTCTATTTACTAGGATTGATCTGATGAGATAATTTTATGAAAACCAGGGTAATACTGCGAGGCGTCCCAGATGGCTATTCTAGCTATTCCTTCCACTGGATGAACGTCGTTAGAGGGCTTGGAAGGCTGGGTTATGACGTTAATACGCTGCCTATTGATTGCGACATGAGGGATGCTGGGAGCATTCCAAGATGGGCGGCTGATACGATTGTAAGAAAACTACAGGTTGAACCTTGGGAGATGGTGATTCATTGCCCTAGCTTTGGTCCGGCTGAGAAGAAGGATATCATTTACAACACTATGTGGGAGTCAACCAGACTTCCGGCACAGTCAGTCGTCAACTTGAACAACTGCATAGGGGTTATCGTTCCAAGCGAGTGGCAGCAATCGGTTTTTTCTGCTCAAGGAGTAGACACTCCAATTTACAAGGTTCCGATGGGGTGCAGGACGGAGCTGTTTAAATACACCCCCAAGCAGGAGAAAGATTTTTTCTTGTTTGGCGCAGCAGGAAGAACGATGGCGGGGGGCTGTAGAAAGCAGATTCCTGACGTAGTTGACGCATTTCAGTTGGCCTTCGATGGGAGAGATGATGTGAGACTTGAGATCAAGTGTTACCCAGAAGACCCTGACATAGCAGTTGAGGATGACCGGATTGAGCTCAAGAGAGAGTTTTGGGCCCCTGAGCAGTTAGCGGAATGGTACCGAACCATTGACTGCTTTGTTTCTGCAAGCAGGGGCGAGGGCTGGGGACTTATGCAACATGAGGCAATGGCTACGGGTAGGCCAGTCATTGCTGTTCCGTTTGGCGGGATATCAGAGTTTTATGATAGCTCTGTCGGTCTTCCCGTCGACTACAATCTAGTTCCTGGTGAGAACCACTATGAAGGCAACGGGCTTTATGCAGAGGCAGACTTTGACCACCTAATCCACCAGATGCAGCACGCTGCTGGAGAGTCCTCTGATGTTGAGGAGAAAGCCCTTAAGGGCGCATTGCGGGCAAGAGAATATTCCTGGGAGAATTCCAGCAAGAAACTAGAAGAAGCTTTGCAGCACATGGCTGTAATATGAACCAACTAGCAAACAGTTTAGACGAGCCCAGACTACCTGATGGCGATCTTGCTTTCCGGGGTGTCGACATGAGGGTTGACCCTCAACAGCTTTCCCCTGGGTTCTGCTCGTTTGCTAAGAATGCAAGGTTCCGTTTTGGGCGTGCAGAAGCTAGGCTGGGCATGATGCCTGTTAGGTTTAACTTCTTAGGGGCTACTGAATGGGATGTTGACTGGGGGCAGGGAGATATCAACTGGAATATCCCTGTAAGCATCGGCACTGTCTACGGGGTTGGAGTGTGGGAAGACCCTAACGGCAACCAATGGCAGCTGTTTGCTGCTAGCCGGTCTGGTGAGACCATTAAGATTTGGGCAGGAAAGCAAGGGAACAAGGTTAAGCGAGTTCCGTCTGCTGTTACGATAGATGCCCCGTCTGATGCAAATTTCCCCACAGACAGCCAATCTGCTTTAGATGGATTCTGGTTTACTTCAGCCTTCAATAAATGCTTTCTGCACAGGGGTTACTCTAGCACCCCGCTGGTGATGGAATCCTTAACAACCGGATTCGTTGAAGCTTCTGAGACGTCAAGCACTGACCCTTCCGTTTTCAGCATTCCCAACAGTGAGACTTCGATATACTTTCAGAACAGGCTTTCTGTTCCGTATAGGCCAACCGGATCCGCTAAGGCGGACAATGTTGCAGTATCAGATATTCTGAGCCCGAAAGACTACAGCATTTTTAACTCGTTCAGGATTAACCAGGGAGATGCTGACAATGTGGTTGGCTTGGAGAAGTTCAATGACAACACAATCATAGTCTTCAAGGACAGCTCAATTTATGCAGTTTCTGGGCTTCAGGGGGACTGGTCGCAGAACGCAACACTGGACGAGATTACCTCTGAATATGGACTAGTTGGGCGGCGATCTGTTGTTAGTGTTGGCCGGGATCTATGGTTCCTTAGTCAGCGAGGTGTTACAAGCATTCACAGGACCGAAGATAACAAGCTGCAAGGGACGGATCAGCCGAACAGCACGCCGATGCAGCCAATTATTGACAGGGTTAACTGGTTTGCAGCCAAAAACAATGCCTCAGCCGGATACTTCAAAGACAGGTATTACCTGAGCATTCCGATTGATGGCAGCTATACAAACAATTGCGTGCTTGTATACGACTTCCTTAACAAGGCTTGGAGCGGTTACGATGACACAACGGTTAAATACTTTTTCACAGCAGACAATAACGGATCAGATGCTCTGTATTTTGTCGACTACTCTGGATGCATCGGCCTTTATGAATATTCCGAAGAGGATGCAGTAAAGAGCGGAGCTTCTGGGAGCTACTCTGTTGATATTGTGCTTTCAGGGCATCCGTCAGACGGGTCGACTCTTAGAGTCAACGATGGCGACACCATTAGGGCAACAAGGCACCTTAACTGGGAAGATGATTCAGGCGATGAGGTTGTCCTAGGCAATGGTGACAACGCTTTGCTTTCCCTGTCTGAGAACTGGGACCAGGGCGCGACAAAGCATTGGGGGGTTGGATCTGACTATTCTGCTCCTTGCAACACATTTCCAGCCCAAAACTTGTTCCTGGGATTCAGCACGGGATCGGCTAACTATGATCAGTGGGATTCTGGCGGCGTAACAGCTTCGCAGCTTTCTTGCGGGGTAAGACTTACCGACACAAAGCCTATCGCAGTTGTCAGTAACGACCCCTACATTACTTTGATAAACTCAGCTGAGGCATCTGTAACTTGCCAACCTATCCAGTTTGAGATCATCACCAGGGCCTATGGCTATGCTGGCGGCAATCAAGGGAGATGGAGGACGGGCCTGCTTCACCTAAGCACCTGGGATCCTAAATACACAGTAACAGTAATAACTGACGGGGCTTACAAGGAGTCGGCCTGGGTAGACGCAAACGGGGCAATAGCGTATATTACAAAGGACAGAACCAAGTATCTAGGTTTTGCAATTGAAGACTGGACCATTGCCAATCCTGGCAAGAACTTCCGAACCCCAGGAAGGGAAGATTACTCAGTTACTCTAGACACTGATGAGGTTAACGGCGGGAGCTGTTTAGATGATTCAGGGATTGAGCTTAGTAAATACCAGACTTGGGCGAACAAGTTCCTTACCAACAGGCGAGGCAGCTATTACCAGGTTAAGATCACTAACATTCAAGGGCGAATCAGGGTTCATTCAGTGGGTGCAGAGAAAACTGCCGGAGAACAGAAGCATGGAGAGCACGGAGCACTAAGCTAATGGCAGATGGAGAGATAAATTTTGCGGTTGACACAACCAACGGCCCAGTCTCGGCGACAACTTACCCTAGGGATGAGTTTATAGATACGCTTAAGTATCTTAAGCAGACAGACACCGCATTGCGGGCACTTGACGACATAGACACCGGAGCTGGAACAATATCTAGTTACGGCATGTGGGCCTTCGATTCTAACGGCACTTGCCAGCAGCGCACAATAAGCGGATCGGATGGATTAGCTGTAACCAACGGCAACGGGGTATCTGGTAATCCTACGATCGGTATCGATGATGGATGGACTGCTCTTCAAAAGATTCTAAGCACTCCAGAGGAATTAACAAGTGGAGGGCAGACAGTGAGTGTTGAGGCTCCTTTAACAATCCTAAAGAGCTTTACTTCGCCAGCAACCTGCGTTGTCCCTCTTGCACCAACCGGGGAAGTTAACCTCAAGATTCTTATGAACAACACAGGGGTTAGCATTACTTGCAATGAATCATCAGGATCTCTGGATGGATCCGCAATAACTCTGCCAGATAAAGGGCTGGCTATCCTAGTCTCAAACGAGGCTCAGATCTGGAATAGACTTGTATAATGGCCTTTACGATCAACATATCCCCAGGATTCACATTCTCCACGGATGGCGACGACAAGGTAACATTTGCCAAGCTTAACCAGCTTGGGTCGCCAATGGCCACAATGTCGGGAACGCTTGGAACATCAGACATTGATGACGGAGCCATCACAACGGCCAAGGTAGCAGCTGACGCAATCAACGGGACTAAGATTGCCGACGGCGC